CCTGTGTGAGGAAAGACGCAGGATACTGGTTATCAGCGGATCTATCTGACTACAACAGTGAGCATGAGTTGTGTGAGTTGGCATTGATGAACCTGGCGCGAGCAAAAGCTTGGGCCTCAATAACGTGTAGTTATAAGCAAGATAAGATTGATGCTGCTTATTGGTTGGCTTGCTCATTCCTCAATGTGTGGATTGAGTTTCCTGATGAAATGAGGCGCGTGGTGTGTGGCCTTTTTTCAGGTAGCAGGGACACAATGCGCGACAATACCACTAAACACACATTAGATATGCAATTGCAAGTTCAGGACTGCAATGACATAGGCTTCCCAGTTTCAGTGCAGGTTAATTATCAAGCTGGTGACGACGAAGACACCCGTTTTAGTGATGAATTGGATGCGTGCGTGTATGTGAACGTTATGACAGCTAGCAACCATAATATGAATGTTAAGAAGCAGCTTGCTGGGGTGCTGCATCACGAGTTCCTTCAGGTCATGGATGATGATGCTTCGGGGATGCAGCGTCCACTGGCAGCCTTGTTAGCTACATTGGCTAGTGGCAATTGGTATGTGCCCAGGGCTACATGGTTTGGGTCAGTCATACAGGGGATCTCCGATAACTGGTGGGAAGCACATGTGCGTGGGCTACCACTTGGCAGTGCTAGGCACATGGCTTGTGCTTATTTAGACACGATAATGCGAGTACACAATGGAGAGGCTTGGGTAGAGTTGGAGTGGTGGGATTATAGGAGTCCTAACAGGAAGCATCCTTTGTGGGGGGTTGTCACTGGCGAACCACCAGTCATACGGGAGAAACCACCTAGTGCACCAAACTGGCCTAGTGAGGCCACAAAAGATTGGTTAGCTGTGCATGCTAGGATATTAGCGACAGTGCCGGCTCGTAAAGTTGCATTGTATCGGGAAGAGCTATTGCAGGAGAGTCATGGGTCCTCGTTTGTGGAGTGGCGTCAGAAGAATCTACAGGAGAAGGTCTTGGAGATATGGCCTAAGC